AATAAAGTAGTGGAATCTGAAAAGAAGAGGGGTGGGCGTAAAGCTGGCATTCCAAACAAGGCCACAGCACAGGCTAGAGAGGCCATTGCCGCCTTTGTTGATGGCAACGCATACCGCCTTACCGAGTGGCTTGATGAAGTCGCTAACGGCGATCCTAGTCGAGACATAAAGCCCAACCCCGCAAAGGCGTTTGAACTCTTCCAAAGCGTTGTTGAGTACCACGTGCCCAAGCTGGCAAGGACTGAGGTAACAGGGGCAGATGAAGGCCCGATAGAAATGGTGGTTAAGTGGGCAGCAGAGAAATAATCCTTCCCTACGCGCCCCGTAAGGCGTTTATGCCCTTTCACTTGAGGACAGAGCGCTGGTCATGCTTGGTGGCACATAGACGGGCTGGAAAGACAGTAGCCGCCATTAACGACTTGATTAAACGGGCCATAACCGAGGGCAACAGACAAGCCCAATATGCTTACATTGCCCCGTTTAGAAGTCAGGCCAAGCGGGTGGCGTGGGATTACATCAAGTATTACGCCGCGCCAATAACCAAATCCACCAATGAATCTGACCTGATGGTGGAACTGGTTAACGGGGCAAAGATTATGCTGTTTGGGTCAGATAACGCCGATGCCATGCGGGGACTGGGGTTTAACGGGGTTTACCTTGATGAATACGGCGACTTCAAGCCCTCAGTTTGGGGCAATGTCATACGGCCTACGCTGTCAGACCGATTGGGCTGGGCGGTGTTTGGGGGCACACCCAAGGGCAAAAACCAGTTTCATGACATATATAGGGTCAGTCAGGCTACACCAGATTGGTTCTTGCTGAGACTTCCGGCCTCAGTCTCCAAGCTATTGCCAGACACAGAACTAAGAGCCGCCCGAGAGCAATTAAGCCAAGACCAGTACGATCAAGAATATGAATGCTCATTTGATGCCGCTATTCTGGGGGCGTTTTACGGGCTGGAGATGCGCCGGGTAGATGAAGAGGGCCGCATCAAAGAGTTGCCATTTGAGCCAGAAAGCCCGATTTACACCGCTTGGGACTTGGGTTACCGAGATGACACCGCGATTTGGTTCTACCAAGTGGTCAGGGGCGAAATCAGGGTTATGGACTACTATGCGGTTAGCGGGGCAAGCATTGAGGAAATCTGTCAAGCCGTGATTGACAAGGGGTATATATACACCCGGCATTGGTTGCCCCATGACGCACGGGCTAAGACCTTGGCAAGCGGTGGAAAGTCAATCATCGAGCAGTTAGCCGAGCATTTGGGCATGAGCAAGCTGGCAATCGTCCCCGAGATTGGGGTGCAAGACGGCATCCAAGCGGTGCGGATGGTGCTACCCCGGTGCTGGTTTGACCCAAGCTGTGATGAAGGGCTTGAGGCGCTGAGACAATATCAGCGGGAATATGATGAAGACAAGAAGGCTTTTCGACAAAATCCCCGCCATGACTGGTGTTCGCACCCTGCAGATGCCTTTAGAATGCTTGCAGTAGCCTATAAAGCCGAGGCTAAAGACGAAAGACCGCCCAAGGGCAAGACCCTACAAACCATCACACTTGATGAACTGTGGGACTTTGAGACTGAATATCGACAGGAGCAGAGAATATGAGCCAGCCAGTAGCAGAAGTAGGTGGATACAAGAACATCACAGCAACGGGCGCGGTTAGCACAGGCCCATGTCAGTTGATCGGGTTTTACGTCAACAGCACAAACGTGGGCACATTGGTGCTACGCAACGGCGGCGCAAGCGGTGAGGTCATGTCTGGCACGATTACCCCGGCAATTGGGTTTCACCGATTCCCCGCTAACGTGGGGTCTAGTTTGTATGCCACGATTGCTGGCACGGCCTTAGATGTGACATTCTTCTTTGCAGCGGGTAGCTGATGGCCTCCTACGAAGACGCATACGAGGGGGAAGACCCCGGCCCGTTTTGGCATGACCAGATCGAAAAAGCTACCAAAATTTTCGACAAATGGGAAAAGCGCGGTCACAAGGTAGTCAAACGCTATAGGGATGAGCGCGATGCGGTAGAGATGCCGCGCATGAAGTTCAACATCCTCTGGTCAAACATACAAGTGCTGTTTCCGGCGCTGTATGGCAGGCAAGCCAAGCCCGAGGTTTCTCGGCGCTACATGGATCAAGACCCTGTAGGCCGTTTGGCCTCGACAATGCTTGAGCGCGTTATGGAGTACGAGGTTACCCAGTTTGGGGACTTTGACGCTGCCATGCAAGGCGCGGTGCAAGACCGATTGCTACCGGGACGGGGTACGGCGTGGATACGCTATGAGCCGATCATTACCGGGCCAGAGCCTACCGAGTACATGGGTGATGTTGAGGCCGATGAAGGCGCAACCATCAGCAATGCCGAGGAAATAGAACAGATTGATGCGGCGCACAGCCCCATTGATTACGTCTATTGGTGCGACTTTATCCACAGTCCTGCCCGTACATGGGATGAGGTTTGGTGGGTTGCCCGTGCGGTCTACATGACCAAAGAAGAAGGTATAGAGCGCTTTGGGGATGTGTTTAGAAACGTGGGGATGACCTCCGAAAACACAGACATGGATGGCAAGAACCCCCAGACTGCCAAACAGGGTTACGACAAAAAGGCCAAGGTATACGAGATTTGGAACAAGCGCACCATGAAAGTGTGCTGGGTTGCCAAAGGTTATCCACAGGCTTTGGATGAGCGTGATGACCCGCTGGAATTAGAAGAATTCTTCCCATGCCCACGGCCTTTGCTGGCAACCACCACCACCGGGACAATGATCCCCGTGCCGGATTACTGCCAGTATGAAGACCAAGCCCAAGAACTTGATAACCTGACCCAGCGCATATTCTTGCTCACAAAAGCCTGTAAAGCGGTGGGTGTGTTTAACGCCGAGTTTAAGGAACTGGGCCGACTGTTTACCGAGGGGGTGGATAACAAGCTATTCCCGGTGACGGGCTGGGCCGCAATGAGCGAAAAGGGCGGTTTGAAGGGTGCGATCAATATGATGGACACCTCGCAGATCGTTGCAACGCTGGCGCAGTTGTACGGGGCGCGGGATCAGGTCAAGCAGATCATTTATGAGATTTGCGGAATTAGCGACATTTTGCGGGGCGCAAGCAAAGCACAAGAAACGCTAGGCGCACAACAGCTAAAAGCCAACTTTGGCAGCTTGAGACTAAAAAGCAGTCAGGGCGATGTGGCCCGGTTTGCGTCTGACATATTCAAGTTAAAAGCGCAGATTATCTGTAAGTTTTACCCGCCTGAGTTGATTGTTGAAATGTCTGGGGTGATGAATACCCCAGAGGGCCAAGACCCGCAATTGTTGCAAGCCGCAATCCAGATGCTGTCCAGCGGGACAATTCGGGACTACCACATAGCTGTGGAGAGCGATTCCCTTGCCCAGATTGATGACCAAGCTGAAAAGCAAAACGCACAAGAGGCAATTGGCGCTATTGGTGGGTTCTTGCAAAACACTTTGCCGATGGTGCAAGGTGCGCCCGAATTGTTGCCGATGGCCTCGGAGATGCTTTTGTTCATGGTGCGCCGATACCGCGCAGGGCGTGGGTTAGAAAGCGCCATTGAACAGGCCATGAAACAGCTACAGGTTAAGGCGCAACAGGCTATGCAACAGCCCCCGCCTAATCCTGAGATGATGAAGATGCAGGCCGAGCAACAAGCCGAGCAGATGCGGATGCAAGCACAAGCGCAAGGCGAGCAGATGAAAATGCAAGCCGAGATGCAATTGGCGCAGGCTAACGCCCAGCTTGAGATGCAGATGCAACAGGCCAAAACTCAAGCGGATATGCAACTTGAGCAGATGAAAGAGCAATTCCAACAGGCTATGGCTAACCAAGAATTGCAAATCAAAGCCCGAGAGATGCAAGGCCGTGAGGAATATGACCGCTGGAAAGCTGAACTTGATGCGGCAACCCGAATCATGGTGGCCCAGATTGGCGCAAAGGCAGGGCTAGACCAAGCGGCATTGAGCGCACAATTGGCGGCATCTGAGGAAATTGACGCTAACTTAGGTGACGGCATGAGCGAGGCAATTAACCGCCTAGCCGATATGCACGGGCAGACGCTGGGACAAATCACCGGGGTTATGCAGGCTATATCTGCACCCAAGCGGATTGTCCGAGGCCCAGATGGTAGAGCAGCGGGTGTAGAGTTGATCACATGAGTTTGGTTCTTCTTGACCGGGTGCGGGAAACCACAACCACAACAGGATCAGGCACATTAACGCTGGATGGGGCGGTTACGGGGTTTCAAGGCTTTTCAGCGCTTGGCAACGGCAACACCACGTATTACACAATTCAAGGCACTACCCAATGGGAGGTAGGCATTGGCACGTATACGGCGGGGACACTTAGCCGGGATACTGTCATTAGTTCAAGCGCTGGCGGGTCAAAGCTGACATTGACAGACGGGACAAAAGACGTATTTGTAACCCTGCCTGCTGAAAAATTGGTAATTTCGGTAGCTGGGCGCACGGGTGAAGTGTCGTTAAGCAATACTGACATTAGCGGTTTGGGCACAATGTCAACGCAAAATGCCAATGCGGTGGCTATTACTGGGGGGACGGCAAGCCTAACAAGTCTAACAACAGCAACCATACAAGCTACAAATTCGGCTGGTTTATCCCTTAAAAATTCAGCGGGGTCAACCCAGATTAATATGGGGGCTGGCGGCGGGGATAATCTTTCGCTAAATGTTTCAACAAACATTAACGGCACAAATGCCCAAGTAGACATAAGCCCAACGGGTACGGGCCATGTACACATGAAACCATCCGGCACGGGATCGGTAGAGATTGCGCCCACAAATGCCGGGACGATGGACAACATTACCATTGGTGCAATAACCCCGAAAAATGGCAGTTTTGTTGATTTGAGTGTTACGGGCATAACCAGTTTTGATGGCAGTCAGGGCACATCTGGGCAAGTTTTAACCTCTGCTGGCGCTGGCGCTACGCCTACTTGGACAACACCGACATCAGGCACAGTCACATCAGTATCTGGAACTTCCCCGGTTGCATCATCTGGTGGCGCTACCCCTGCCATTAGCTTATCGTCAGCTTACGGCGACACGCTAAACCCCTACGCTGTCAAAACAGCAAAGTATTTTCTAGCCGCACCCAATGACGCTGATGGTGTGCCTGTGTTTCGGCTAATCGTAGCCTCAGACATTCCAACCCTAAACCAAAACACCACGGGCACGGCATCCAATGTCACCGGGACTGTGGCGGTGGCTAACGGCGGTACGGGCGGCACAACGGCAACAGATGCCAGAACCAACCTTACGGCGGCAAAGAGTGGGGCAAACACAGATATAACCTCGGTGGGCTTGACCACGGGCACAATATCCACAGCCCCAAGCGCCGCGACTGATATTGTCAATAAAACATACGCCGATGGACTGACTGCCAAATGGGGTGCATAAGTGTTTGGATATGCGGCCTTTGCTGAATTACCTTTTGCCACAATAGGCGCGGCGATAGAGCCGCCACCCCAAGAGGTGATGCTGGGTGGGCACTTTGGCTTTGATGAACGCGACAAGGACACAAAACGGGTCAGGGAAGAAGAGGAAAAGCGCCGGGTAAAGATCAAAACGGCACTTTTTGGCCTTCCCCCCGAGGAACGGGAACTTATTACCACAGCCCCCGAGCAAACAATCATGCTTGCGGCGCAGACAGAAATAAACTACGATAGAGTTATGCAGGAAATCGCACAAATATCCGCAAGGATAGAATTTGAGCGAGATGAGCAAGATATTGAGGATTTATTGGAGTTTCTTTGAGAACTACTTGGGTTTATCCATCTGACGGCACAGAGCCGTATGAAAAGCACAATGCGCCCATGAACGAGGGTTTAATGGTTTATGGGGACTTTGAGCCATTCCGATCCCCAGATGGGGCAATGATCATGGGCAAGGCCCAATGGCGCGAGCATCTTAAAAGGACAGATTCCATTGAGATGGGCCATTCGGATGTGAAATATGCACAGCAAGAATGGAACAAGAAAAAGGAACAGCACCGAGAGCGATTAAAGGGCCAAGTGGCTATGGTTCAAGAGTTTGACCGCCCCGGTGCGCCTATTTCTCCGCATAAAATGTCCAACTTAAATGTGGAAATGGCAAATCGGTTGCATAATCGCCCCATGCCAGAGCGCAAAGAGATGATTAAAATGACCCTAGACCAAATGAAAAGGATGAGGTAAATGGAAAACGAAGTTGTCGCACCCGACACAGTAGAAACACCAGCACCAGAAACCCCGTCAGTTGAAACGTCAGCGGTTGAAGAACCGCAAAGCCGTGCGGACACTATCCGCGAGGCATTATCTAAAAACCCCACTAATCGGGGTAAACACGCAGCAAGCCAACCCCGTGAATCGGGCAAGTTTGCGCCTAAAGAACCCAAATTCCCAACATCTGATGCGCCAACCCGCGCAGAAATGCCCAAGTCATTGCGGCTTGAGTTAAAAGATCATTGGGAAAAAGCACCGCCCGAACTCCAACAAGCCATTGCCCAGCGTGAGGCCGATTTTGAGCGTGGGATCAATACCTATAAAAGCCGAGATGCCGAGGCACGGGCAATAACTGAGTTATTCCAGCCCTATGAATGGATGCTGAGAAACGAGAATGCAACCCCAGCAACGGCAATCGGGCCATTGCTCCAAACGGCGGCATTGCTGAGAACGGGCACACCACAGCAGAAAAGCCAAGCTGTAGCCCAGATGATTCAGCAGTTTCAGATTCCTTTGGATCAAGTGGCGGCATTTTTTGGCGGTGAGCAACCACAACCCCAAGATAATCAATATAATCAATTAGCGCAACAGGTACAACAGCTAACCGCGCACATTACGCAAAGCCAGTACCAAGCGCAGAAACAGAATGAAAGCCGGGCACTCTCGGTTATCCAGCAGTTTGCGAGCGACCCCGCAAACGTGCATTTTGAGGCAGTCTCTGAACGTATGTTGCAGCTTCTCCAAGCGCCACAGGTTCTAGGTGACACAAGTCAAATGTCCGAGCGCGAGAAATTGCAATTGGCTTATGACACGGCGGTAAGGCTTGACCCAACCACGGCGCAACAGATTTATGCTCAACAGCAACAATCTATGCAAGCGGCAAATCAAGTCCAAAGAGCAAAAACGGCGGCAGTACAAGTGAGGGGCGCACCGAGCGCATCTCCTAGTTTTGTCACAAATCAATCTGACAGGCGTGCCGTGATAGCCAATGCGCTCCGGCAAGTCGGTTAAAAAGGAGTAAAGTTATGGCATACGCCAATAGTAATTACTCAGACGTATTAGCAACCACCATTGAATCCCGTTCCGGCATCGTTGCCGACAACGTGACCAAAAACAATGCGTTGCTGACCCGTCTGCGCGAGAAAGGCCGTTACAAGCCCTTCTCTGGTGGTTCGACAATCTTGCAAGAGTTGTCATTCCAAGCAAACAGCACAGCCATGTATTACTCGGGCGCTGAAACGTTGAACATCTCCCCTGCGGATGTGATCAGCGCGGCACAGTTCCCGATTAAACAGGCAGCAGTTGCGGTCACAATCAATGGCCTTGAAATGTTGCAAAACAGCGGCGAAGAGCAAATCATTGATTTGTTTGATGCCCGTTTGGACGTTGCAGAGGCATCCATTGAAAACTTGATTTCGACTGGTATCTACTCGGACGGCACAGCCAACAACGGCAAGCAGATTACTGGTCTGCAAGCTATGGTGGTTGCAAGTCCCAGCACGGGTGTGGTTGGCGGTATTGACCGAGCCACTTGGTCATTCTGGCAAAACCAGACTTTTGACTTCTCCAGCGACCTCGGCGCAAGCGCATCTAGTTCCAACATTCAGACTGGTTTTAACCGCCTGTATGCCAAGACCAGTCGCGGCAGCGATGTTGTTGACTTGATCCTGTTGGATAACAACTTGTGGGGATTCTTTATGTCTTCCCTGCAAAACATCCAGCGTTTCCCCGGTTCATCGAAGATGGCAGAGCTTGGCTTTGTTGCATCAAAGTACATGAACGCTGATGTGGTCTTGGACGGCGGTATTGGCGGCAACATTCCGACCAGTACTGGTTATTTCCTTAACACGAAATACATCTTCTTCCGACCCCACCAGAACCGCAATTTCGTCCCCATCGGCGATGAGCGTATGAGTACCAACCAAGATGCCATCGTGCGCTTGATTGGCTGGGCTGGCAATATGACTGCCTCGGGACTCCAGTTCCAAGGCATCATGACCGAATAAGGAGTAATCAAAATGGCAGATTACGTAACAGACGGCAAAATTGGCATTGACTTGACGGCAACCTATGCGTCAACCTCTGCTGGTTCAACGACTCTTTTCCCGGTCACTCCGGGAACTCGGGTCACTACCTCCAATAACGGCACTTACATTTTTGTTCGCGCCGAATCCACTATCAACGCTTACGATGCGGTGATCATGTCTACGTATGGTGATAGCGCGTCTCAAACGCCTGTCCTGCGCGCAGTACCTGTCACCACGACTAATGCCGCTGCTTTGGGTTGGAACATGGTTGGCTTTGCCCAAACCGCAATTGCCTCTAGCTACTACGGCTGGGTGGCATTGAATGGTGTGGTTAAGGTTAACTTGTTGGTTGCTTGCCAACCTAAAGTGCCTTTGTACACCACCTCTACCGCTGGATCATTGGACGATACTACTGTGTCGGCTGGTTTCATCCAAGGTATTGTGGCTAACACCTCGGCAACGAGTGCATCCGCACCTTTCTGTGTGGTTAACAACGCTGGCCTGATGATGGTTGGTGCTGGTTAAACCTAGCCCCCTCTCACAAGGAGGGGGTTTTTCTTAATGAGTTTTTTACCTCTCAAGATAACTGGTAAATGTGTCGCAGATGATGAGACACTATTTACAAACATGGAATCCGCAATAGCGCGGGGACTGCCACAAGTCAAGCAAAGCGAACCCCCCAAGGATGGGACGATTGTTTTGGTAGCTAGTGCGCCAAGTGTCAAGGGACAGATAGAACTCATTAAGAAGATGAAAGCCCAAGGATTGCCCATAGTGGCAATCAAAGGGGCACACGATTGGTTAATCGACAACGGGGTGATGCCAGATTACGCATTGGCAATTGACCCCCAAGAACATCGCATTTCTTTCTATAAGCCCCAAGACGGGGTGCATTACATGATTGCCTCACAATGCCACCCGGCAATGTTTGACAACTTGGAAGGCCGCAAAGTCACAATCTGGCATCCTTATGTGATGAAGGGCCAAGACCGCCCCGCTAAGTCTTTGCTGATAGGCGGTGGGACTACCTCGGGTCTTAGGGCTATATCGTTGTTTTATGTCTTGGGCTGGCGGCACTTTGCCTTGTTTGGGTTTGATTCCTGTAACGATGGCGAAACTCTTAGGGTCAACGGCGATGGGCTTAAAGAGGGCGATAAGCTACTAGAGGTCAGGATTGAGCCAGATGGTGAGCCGTTCTATTGCAATGCGTCTATGGCCTTACAAGCAGAGCATTTCCAGACCTATTACGACTATTTGCCCGATGCCACTTATGAGGCGTATGGACATGGCCTGATTCAAGCAATCATTAAAAAACGCATGGAAAATGGTGCGGCATTGCAGCAGATTATCGACCAAGATTACAAGCCAAATGACCGGGTTTCGTTCATCCATTGGGGGGATAAGACCTCGGCAAGCTGGCGGTATCGAGCAAGAATCCCAAGCGCGGGATGGGCAAACATAAATGATTTGCTGGCAGATACCCTAATCTTTGCCAAACCCCAAGCCAATGAATTGATGGACATGGCACGGGCCAAAGCCCGAGGCGCATGGATTGTGGTGGATTTCTGTGATGACCATTTTGATTGGACACATTACGCCGAGGCATTGCGCCTTGCCGATGTGGTGACCTGTCCAACCGATGAGATGGCCCGTAGGATTAAAGCATTGGGCCGGGATGCGGTGGTTATCCCAGACCCATTTGAATTCCCAGAGGCCATACCCCATTGCAAGGGCACTAACCTTTTATGGTATGGACACGCTGTTAACAAGCACAGCTTACAAAAAATATTGCCGGACTTGGCAGATTACCCTTTGCGGGTGGTCTCCAACTTTGGGGGCACAATTCCTTGGTCTTATGAGACCATGCTAGAAGAATTTGCCCGTGCCGATATAGTAGTGATCCCGGCAACCGAAACCTACAAAAGCGCAAATAGGGCGATTGAGGCGACCAGACAGGGTTGTTTTGTGGTGGCAGAACCTCACCCATCACTTAAGGGTTTTCGCGGAATTTATATCGGCAACATCAAAGAAGGCATTGAATGGACACGACAGCAGAACGTCAGGAGCGATATTTTGGTGGCACAACAATACGTGAAGGAAAAATTTACGCCGCAAATACTGATCGAAATGTGGAAGACAGCTACGAAACGGCCTACAACCTCGGATGTGGAACTAAAAAATGGGACGGCTGGATAAACGTTGATTTGCATTCAGACGTTTCTGATCTGAAATGCGACTTGCGAAAGCTGGAGATTGCAAGCGATAGCGCCGATGCTGTGGCGGCAATCCATGTCCTAGAGCATTTTTACGAATGGGAAGTGCGGGACTTGCTGATTGAATGGATGCGGGTTCTTAAACCCGGTGGCAAAATGATCCTAGAATTGCCATGTATGGACAAAGTGTTTGCTTACATCCATAACTGTGTGGTCAGCAAAGAACCCATCCAGCCGTTTATGTCGTTGTTTGCTTTGTATGGTGATCCCAAATACAAAGCCGAGGCTATGTGTCACAGATGGGGGTGGTTTCAGACACCCTTGCGTTTGATGCTGGAATCGGCGGGGTTACAGCGCATAGAGTTTTGCGAGCCGCGCTATCATTTCCCATTTCGAGACATGAGGATTGAATGCTACAAGGGGTCTTGAGCAACGATCAACGCCACGCGCAAATGGCCCTAGCAAAAAGCCAAATGCTCAAAAAGCGGGGCAAATTTAACGACAAGTGGGCATCCATTGTCTGCTACGGGCCAAGCCTTGCAGACACTTGGAAGATGATAAAACGCCCGATTGTGACTGTCTCGGGGGCGCATGACTATCTGGTGGACAGGGGCATAGTGCCCGATTTCCATGTGGATTGTGACCCCAGAGCGCACAAGGCCAGAATGCTTAAAAAGCCCCAGAAGGGCACAACATACCTTATGGCATCTGTGTGTCACCCAGACTTTTGGGAGGTCTTAAAGGGCCATAAAGTGCGTCTATGGCACTTGATTAACGGGGATGATCTGGAGACTGTGGCATGGGTTGCTCAAAACCACCCCGAGGGCATGAAATGTTTGATTGGCGGGGGGTCTACTGTGGGCATGAGGTCAATGAATGTGATGGCGGCGCTGGGTTACAGGCGGTTTCAGATTCATGGGATGGATTGCAGTTTTACCACTCAGAGACACGCCGCAGAGCATTTGGGCAAGGAACAAGATAAAATATTTGCAAAGGCTGGGAACAGAGTTTTTCAGACCACAAAGCAAATGTTACAAGCGGCGATGGAGATGGAGCAATTCATCAAAACTCAGGATGCAGAGGTTGCATTTTTCGGTGATGGTCTGATGCAAGAGACCGCAATTCAACTAAGGGGCTAATATGAGAAACGAAGGCGCTGGCTGGACAGATGAGAATTTTGCAGACAACAACCGGGGAAAGATGCACATTTTCTTTCATGCGGTACAGGTTCAAAACAACCACAAAACCGCACTAGAAAAGCGTCCAATCTTTGAAGAACGCATTTTTATCAAAAAACTTGTGCCCGGTGACTCGACTTTGGTGGTTGACCGCCCCATGCGAATGCAAGACATGGAAGATTTCCCTGTGGAATGGGCGCGGTTTGAGCAAAAGAAAGAGCAAAAAGTCACGGGTACGCCTATTGATGCTTGGATGGCAATTTCTGAGACTCAAAAGGCCGAATTTAAGGCTTTGCACATTTTCACCATTGACCAGTTTGCACAGCTTGCGGACTCGGCTGGCAACAAAATCATGGGTTTTAACGAATTGAGGTCTAAAGCACGGGCATTTATAGATGCTGCCCAAGATTCTCAGTTGATGGACAAGATTCGCGCCGAAACCGATGAAAAATTGCAGGCCCAAGAGGTTGAAATGGCGAAACTCCGTGCGATGATTGACGAATTGTCAGCGAAGAAAGCTGGCAGACCCAAAAAGGAATTGGTGGAATAGATGTCCTA